TATAAAATATGTTTATTATAAAATATGTTTATTATAAAATATGTTTATTATTCAAATATTTATTCCTGTTCTAATCTTTTTATTTTTATTGTTTCCTGACGTTATCTTTTTATTAGAATATGTATTAAATTTATTATAAAATATGTTTATTATTCAAATATTTATTCCTGTTCTAATCTTTTTATTTTTATTTATTCCTGATGTAATATTTTTTATTAGAATACTTATCTAATTTATTATAAAATATGTTTATTATAAAATATGTTTATTATTAGAATATTCATTTATGATCTTGTTATTTTTATTTTTATTGTTTCCTGACGTTATCTTTTTATTAGAATATGTATTAGATTTATTATTAAAATAATTATTCCTGTTTTAATCTTTTATTTTTATTGTTTCCTGACGTTATCTTTTTATTAGAATATGTATTAGATTTATTATAAAATATGTTTATTATTAGAATATTCATTTATGATCTTGTTATTTTTATTTTTATTGTTTCCTGACGTTATCTTTTTATTAGAATATGTATTAGATTTATTATAAAATATGTTTATTATTAGAATATTCATTTATGATCTTGTTATTTTTATTAGAATATGTATTAGATTTATTATAAAATATGTTTATTATTAGAATATTCATTTATGATCTTGTTATTTTTATTTTTATTGTTTCCTGACGTTATCTTTTTATTAGAATATGTATTAGATTTATTATAAAATATGTTTATTATAAAATATGTTTATTATAAAATATGTTTATTATTCAAATATTTATTCCTGTTCTAATCTTTTTATTTTTATTGTTTCCTGACATTATCTTTTTATTAGAATATGTATTAGATTTATTATTAAAATAATTATTCCTGTTTTAATCTTTTATTTTTATTGTTTCCTGACGTTATATTTTTATTAGAATATGTATTAAATTTATTATAGAATTATGTTTATTATTAAAATAATTATTCCTGTTCTAATCTTTTTATTTTTATTGTTTCCTGACGTTATCTTTTTATTAGAATATGTATTAAATTTATTATAAAATATGTTTATTATTAAAATAATTATTTATGATCTTATTCTTTTATTTTTATTGTTTCCTGGCGTTATATTTTTATTAGAATATGTATTAGATTTATTATTAAAATAATTATTCCTGTTTTAATCTTTTATTTTTATTGTTTCCTGATGTAATCTTTTTTATTAGAATACTTATTAAATTTATTATAAAATATGTTTATTATTAAAATATTTATTCCTGATGTAATCTTTTTTATTAGAATACTTCAAAAATTTATTATAAAATATGTTTATTATTAAAATATTTATTCCTGTTCTAATCTTTTTATTTTTATTGTTTCCTGACGTTATCTTTTTATTAGAATATGTATTAAATTTATTATAAAATATGTTTATTATTCAAATATTTATTCCTGTTCTAATATTTTCATTTTTATTGTTTCCTGATGTAATCTTTTTTATTAAAATACTTATTAAATTTATTATAGGATTATGTTTATTATTAGAATATTTATTCCTGTTCTAATATTTTCATTTTTATTGTTTCCTGACGTTATATTTTTATTAGAATATGTATTAAATTTATTATAAAATATGTTTATTATTAAAATAATTATTTATGATCTTGTTCTTTTATTTTTATTGTTTCCTGACCTTATCTTTTATTTTTATTGTTTCCTGACCTTATCTTTTTATTTTTATTGTTTTTTGACGTTATCTTTTTTAATTGTAAATTATTAGAATATTATGTTAAATATTTTATTTATTTTTTTATTAAATAAATTATATAATTGAGTTATATAATATGTATACTGATAATGCTTTTGTTATAGTTCATTTTGGAGATAAAAAAAAATATTTAGAATTAGAAATATATCTTAGTTTAATGATTAGACAAAATTCTACATTTGATATTGTTTATTTGTATTCAATTAATGATACTCCTATTGCATTCGTTAATATCATGAAAAAATATTGTAATTATACTTTCTCATATGATGATAAAGGTATTACATATGATATTCAATTTAAATCTTATTATGAACACTTTAATACACTTAGAACTTGTAATTTCTTATTCGCATATAAACTTACACAATATAAAAAAATTTGTCTTATTGAATCTGATTGCATTATTCTAAAAAATATTGACGATCTTTTCCTTCTTAAATCTCCTTCTATTATGTTGTATTTCGGTGATAAACATAATCAAATCACTAATAATAAATTTGCTATTAATCATGATAATATTCTTGATGATTGTAGTTCCTGTAGTAAAACAAATGGCGGTGTACTACTATTTAAACCATCTATCAAAAAATATCATAAAGCTATCCGTAAAATTAAATCTGTTATTAATTCTAATTGTATATTCCCTAATGAAACATTATTCCTACTAAATTATAAATCCGTTTATAATCTTCCTTTTAAATATAATCTTATAAAATCTGCCGTTAATATACATTTCTATAAATTCTTTAATATTGATCGCTCTTTCTTATCTATTATACACATAAACTCTACCACATTTAAACATATAGATATAATTAGAGATAACTATTTGCATAATATTCAATCAGAATTATACCATTTTATTCTATTCTTTAAAACACAATATTATGATAAATATAATACAAAAATATCTTCTATCCTCTCTTACTTATAAATATTCTCATCCTTATAAAAATTGTAATTCTTATAAAAATTGTAATTCTTATAAAAATTGAATTTTAGTCTTCTTCTTATCTATTAATTACTTCTCTATTAATGTTTAATATTATCTTATTGATGATGTTCTTATTAGCTATACCATATAACTTATTTGATTTTCTATTATTTATTGAAAAAATAATAATATTATGGGGTTTTGTAGTATTATTATATGTATTTATTTATCTCCCTTCTTGATTTAAAGGATATAATTCTTTTTTATTTATTTCAGATCTAATCCTTAATATTTTTATAATAAATTATTAGATTAAATTAATTATTTAATCTATTATATTATAATATTTATTAGATTTATTATAAAATAATGTTAATTATTAAAATTATAATTATATTATATAATATAATTATAATGTTAAAACTCGCATGGAACAATTGGGATAAATATTTATCTCCATATATAAAAACCAAAAATACTATATTAAATATTAAACCAAACACTGGTGCGACTACTTCTTGGTTTTTAAATAATCTATGTTCTAATCCTCAATCATTAGTATTTGCAATTGATACATGGAATACAAATGAAAATATATTTGATAATAATTTATTACATATTAAAACAAAATCACAATTAATTAAAATAAAAAATAATATATCAAATACATTAGCTAATATAATAATTAATAATATTTATAAATTTAATATTATCTATCTAAATGCATCATATGATGCATTAACTGTTTTTAATGATATTATTTTAATATGGGACTTATTAGAAAATAATTCAATTTTAATATTAGATGAATATGAATGGACTTTTTATGATAATAAATTAAATCCAAAATTAGGTATTGATAAATAAATTTATCAATACCTATCACAAATAGATATATTGAGTAAAGATTCTCAAATAATTATAAAAAAAAATATTACTAAAGAAATTAAATTAGAATTATTTACTCCTTATACTGATGTTATTAATAAAATTAATGCATATACACTAACAAATATGTTTTATACAATTAAATATAAAATTACACAAAAATTAAATTATAAACTAATTTTATCAAATGAACCCAATGACTATTTAGAAGAATTAGGTTATGATATTAATTATAAAAAAGAATTATCTAGACATGACTTAAAAGAAATTAAAATGCATGAATATAATGAGATTAATGCATTATTACGCCCATTTGAACGATATAGAAAAATAAATGATTTATTATATAATGACAACGAATCATTTAATCCATATAAAAATATTATTGAAATATATAAATTATTACATTATAACTCAGAGATACCAGTATTTGAAAATTTTAATACTATAATAGATAATAATTTACTAACATTACATAAAAATATTAGTTTCTTAAATTGTACTTTTTCACCACAACCAACAAATAAAACAATTAAATATATATTAAAAAAAATTTACTCTAATATAAAAACAATAAATTATTATGATTTGAATATATCTTCAGATAATATAATGAGTAATTATATAACAAAATTATATAATATAACTGAAATAGATTATGCTATTACTAAATTTAAAACTAAAATGAATTTAATAGTAATGGCATTAGTTAGTTTTAAATTATTTAATATTGATGCATACTTATATGAAAAATATTATACTCAACAATTTTTTTATAGTATAATCTTTGTCTTACAATTATTAAAAAAGAATGGTACATGTATTATATTAAGTTTTAGTTATTTTACTGAGATTAGTATTGAATTATTATATATATTAAAAAAATTTTTTAAAAAATTAGTATTTACAAAATATACAACTGGAAAACATAGCACAAGTAGTACAAAAATAATAGCATCTAGATTTAAAGGAATTCCTACAGAAGAATTAAATGAATTATTAAAAATTGCAAAAGAAATATCTATTTATAATAAAAAATATGATAATTATGATAAAAATTATAAATTTATAAAAAGTATATTAGATATAGATAAAACTGATAAAGAATATAAATTATTTAGAGCAGAAGTTATCAAATTTAATACACTAAATAAAAAATATACAGAAAATAATATAAATTTGTTTTCAAAAATTATACAATTTTATAAAACTAATAATGATAATAAACTATTAGATGATATACTCATTAGAAAACAAATTCATATATTATTTTTATGGCTAAACAAATATAATATATTAAAAATATGTAATAATTAAATCATATGATTACTAGTTAGATTTAACATAATTTATGTACTTATCTATTCATTAATATATACTCTATATACTAATGATTATAGATTATTTTAATTATTTATAATAATTTATTTATTATGCTATTCTGTGTACACATCCATATAAAGTGAAATTTAATGTACCACCAGATTGAATTTTTAAATTAAATTGAATATTTACAAAATTATTTGTCGTTAAAGTAAAACAACCACTATGAGAATACATAAAATAATTACCATTTATATTTGAACCACTATTTGTTGCTATCATATCCGACGATTCTATATTAATAGTTCCATATTGAGAATTTACGGGCATTGATTGTATATTTGTTCCAGTAGCAACACCTAAACTAAATGTTGAAGAGTAAGTTTGACTTCCTGATGCTATTGTATACATATGAATGTGTGCTATATAAACTCCAGGATTTAAATAATGTGCTTCTGTTGTTGCTACATTAGCCGATGGTAAATATATAAATTTGTTTGATGTTGAATATGAAGCGGACGCACTGGTGTAATTAATATAATATCCTAATGAAGATTTTTTTAGTGTTGGTGGGATTCCTGTTAAATTATATGAATTTGATGTTGTACTTCCGGATAAAATAACTGGTGATGTTGTATTTCCTATTTCAATATTTCCATTAGTAATATTTGAACCTATTTTTAATGCTGTGGTACCAGTAGTACCAGTATCTATAGCATCTACTAAACTTGTTTTAACACCTCCTGTTGCTGTTATTAGTCCTGCTGATGAAAATAGACCTCTATTCTCTAAATTTTGACCCACACAACCAATAATAATAGGTTGTGTTCGTAATTGGCCCGTTCCTATATATATTACACCAGATATATTTTGGTCGAATAATACAATAGACGAAGCCGACGATGATGATTGAATATTAGTGGAATATATAATTCCGGTTGATGTTAAACTTCCATTTATTGTTGTGTTAAATCCTGATGCACCAATATTAATTGCACTACTACCGGATGTCCCAATTGAAATTGTACCTTGATTCGTTGATGCTAAAGTCAAAGCACCACCACACGTTATATCAATTTTTCCATTTGTTGCACCTATAGACATATTTGTATTTGCTATTAGACTTAATGCTGAACCACTTGAAATTGTTGTTGTATTTAATGAACCATTTATTGTAGTTGCTGTTGCCGCTGTTCCTATTGTAATAACTGCCCCTAATATATCAGATTGACCTATAATAATATCACCTGTTGTCTGTGAATTACCTATAACGATATTTCCTACAATAACATTTGATCCTATATTTAATGCTGTTG